TACTCAGTGAATACCTGCGATGTGCATTACTCGCCACGGGCTTTTAGCATTGCGTCTGCCATTTTGTATGCGTCACTTGCAACGCCATCTCTCCAACCATCACTAAACCCATTCTCTTCTGCATGATTTAGATATTGTGCAAAGCACAGGCCAAGAGATTCTGTCGCGAAGTGATCGCGAAGCGTCATACCTTCGGTGCGCACGTTCTCGTTATACCAGTTAGCTTCGGTTATTGGGAAAACCAATAACGGTGATTCATTCATATCTATCTCCATTCTGGGTATAAAAAAGACCGCTAGGCGGCCTCAACTATCCGGAAATTCCGGTATGTTCGTTATGCTGCATTTGGCTCACGTGGCTGGTAGTTAAAAACATGCCAGTTATCCCTGAGTTCGATTGCATGGTAACTATCACGACGCTCTGCAAAGCCTAATTCGACAGATAGAGCATGTAGTTCGTGACGGAGCTTAATCAAATCCATCCCGATCCAGTCTTTATCTGCTGATATTTTTTGCGACTGTTTTGGCGTTAAATCTCGATAGTCCTTATCGCTTAGCTTTTTCATTCGGTTTAGGTCACTCTTCATTTCACGAAGGTGTTTAATCATTGCGTCGATGCGTTCAATATTCCCCATCTCACACCCCTTGTTCACCCAATAAAAAAGACCGCCTTAGCGACCTGTAGCATTTTGATTTTGCACTCACGCTGACTGGCTCTATTTTTCCAAGCCAACTCGACGTAGCATCGACGCATGGTGTCGCATTCTCTGAAGCGAATTGCCTTCTCGCGATATTCGTTTTTAGCCTCGCGGAAGGTTTCCATCCAGCGCTTTTCAAATTTCATACCTACCTCTCTAAATTAAGGGAATGCTCTTCCCGCGAATCTTCTCAACCAGACGCCATGTTAGGCTGAGGTGTTTTCTTTTACGCTAAAGCGATTCTTGATAACGACATCTTTGTATATGACAATGTCAGCAGTTAGCGTACGCGTGTCTGCTTCGCTTGACATGTCGGTTGGTTTTCTCTCAATACCTTGAAAGTCGTTCTCATCAAGAATGACAACATTAACGTTATTAAACTCAATCATTTGGAGTCTCCATGGATATTGCTGGTGATGTTTATGTACTGCTGTACAGTGAGTCGCAAAGCTGTTTTCACATTGAAAAAATGGGGATAATGCTCAGAAATAATTACAGAATTTTTGTCAACTCAAGAAAGGTTGACTACATTCCTCTCGCTGTTGCTCATACGATTGATGAGCTTGAGGAAGTTAAGGCCGAACTGGTTAAAGCTAGAGCGAAAGTTTTAGAAGATAATTAATCTTGTTAACTACCTCGCGGTGATATTTTCACTCTTACGGTGGCCTGCTGCGTATAGAGCGACCTCTGGCAGGCAAACAGAACCTTCGTACTTGCTCACCATGCTAGTGATCGTAACCACTTCAGATTTCATGCAAGGCTTACGCTTACACTGCAATACAACGCGTGATGGGGTAGGGCGATGCATAACCTCTGAGCTTACCGCCTCTTGGCTTTGCAACTCAGCTCTACGTGCACGACGACGAGCTGCTGAAGAACCATTGAACTCTGTTCTGCGAGACATAAATACCTCCTGAGTTAACTTTGGTGATGCGTTGCCAGATGCTGATCTTCTGGTTGGCTCGGAGGCCTGCAATTCATCGCATCCCAAAATTAACTTTGGTATATCTGGCTTTTCAGCCACGTAGGTGAATCCATCACCGTTGTTTAAAGAGCATCCAACTTCCTTTTGGGTAGTGCGTCCTGCCGTGTTGATGGAAATAACTGTACAGGCAAAACTGTATTCAGTAAACAGTTTAAACTGTATATTTTACAGGTTTTTGAGTATGTGATTGAATTTACTTGTATTAAAGTTTTTTTAGGCACAAAAAAACCCGCACATGGCGGGTTAGTGTGAGGTGGTGTGATAGTTATTTGATGGTCACGCCATACCAAAATACGGCGCCAACTACTCTTATCTTATTGCTTTCCTCTCCATGATAAAACTCATCAGGAAACTCATCAGTATTGAAGGAGCGTAATCTAATCCCTCCGCCCGGAAGACGGTAAACTATTTTAACTCTAGCCATTCCCTCATGATCTAGAGCGTAGATTTTACCATCCTTAATCTCTGTATTACCTGTATTAATTGCTACGGTAGCTCCATCAGGTAACACTGGCTCCATGCTATTACCCCAAACAGACATACATGCCGCGTCTTCAGGGTTAACGCCAAGCTTTCTTAAGCTTCTAAGAGAGAATTTAAGCTTTCTCCCATCACAATCAAGTTCTACCACTCTGCCATTTCCTGCCGCGAGTTGAGCCTCTTTGAAGAATGGTAGATAAACATCGTCATCATCATCTACATCATCATCATCCCAGAGAGAGATCCCTTCTAAACTTGTTGCGTTTGATTCGTGCTCACCAGTCTTAAGCCACTGCATTGAACATTTAAGCGCAGTAGCGAGCTCGAATATTTTTCTTGGATTCTTAGTCTCTCCGTTTTCAATACTAGCAATAGATTGTTGTTTTATACCAACTTTTTCTGCCAGTTCTGTCTGCGTGATCCCGAGCGCCTCACGTCTTTCTTTTACTCGTTCTGCGAGGCTCATAAATCCTCTCCTAGTGTTAACAAACTCCGTAGATCTTCACAGTAAATACTGTATTTGACAAACAGGCTTTCCTGTAGAACAATACAGATAAAACTGTAGGAGAACGGAATGAATACAAACAAAACCCTCTCCCAGCGAGTGAAGCAGCGAAGGACTGAACTTGGTTTAACCCAAGCTGAAGTTGCAGCTCAAGCTGGGATTACTCAGCAGTCATACCAGCAGCTGGAAGCAGGTGAAACCAAACGACCTCGCAATCTGCTAGAGATTGCAGAAGCACTGAAATGCACAGCCAATTGGCTAATGTTTGGCGATACCAAAAAGCAAGCAGCTTAAGCAACACCGCTCTTTCCCCAACGGACATGAAGTCCTACGTCGCTGAAAAGCGAAATCCACACAAACAAATCACTTGTGGTCATCCCACGGGCTGATCACGTCTTTATTCAACAAAGGAAGTATCACAAATGGAACATGCAAGTTATAGCAAGCGCATCAACGAAGTGGAGACAGAACTCCGCTGCCGGATGATGCAGAAGACTAACCGAGAGTTAGCAAAGCAAGCAGGGTGGCACGAATCGAAAGTAAGCCGCCTCAATATCCGCGACATGGCAACGATGTTCGTACTGCTAGAGAAGGTATGGGAAACCAGTTTGATTCGTGAGGTAGCGCGTCAGGCTGTGGAATCGGTATTGCCACAAAAGAAAAAGTCGCCGGTGGCAGCCGACGACTCTCAGATCACTATGACTTTCTAGTACTGGATCAATTAACAGGAGTAATTCTATGTCAAAACGTAGAAAAAGCAATAGAGAAGAGGAACGGCGTCAACCTGATAGCCCCGACGGGTTAATCGTAGCTGCTGCCAATAACAAGCCGTTTGCTGAGCGGTTAATTGGCGTTTACAGATTGGCTAAGGCGGGAGTGAAGAATGATGGGCGTCGTTAAGCAGTTATCTGATTACAGGCCACCACAGAAGGCCGTGGAGCAGAGAGTGGCGAGTCTTGATGATGGTTATATGCGTGTCGCCACAAGCATTGCAAAGCTTAAGCAAAAATTGAAGCTTGCTGGTCGTGAGCATCAGGTTTTTGATGCCGTTATTTTCTGCACTTTCGGTTGGAACAAGTCAGAGGACAAAGTAACAAATACCTATCTTGCAGATGCTACCGATCTGGATGATTCAGATGTAGCGGCGGCACTAAAGGTTTTGTCTGAAAGGCGCATTATAAACCTAAGAAAAGTGGGAGGATTTAAGCTAGTTAGCGTCAACGTTAACATCAAGGAATGGCAGCTAAATAAGATTAAAAAATCACCACCTAAAAAGTTGGGCAAAACCACCCAAAATGTTGGGCAAAAAAAGGTTTCAAGTTGGGCGGAATCACCCGACACCCTAAACAGTCTTACCAAAGACAATATAAAACATACCCAAACCCACGATGTGGGATTGCTGGATGTGAGCAAAAAAACACCCCGTCAAGCAGGAACCAATCCTCGATCATTGGGAACAAATCCACGCTCAAAATCACCGGTATTCGATCGCGAACGTTTCAAGAACACTTGGAATTGCAAAGCGGAGAAACACGGATTGCCAAAAATGCGTAGTTTCACCGTCACCGTGGAGAGCGGCCTTAAGCGCCTATGGGCTTCCTACCTCAAGCAGTGCAAAGAACTTGGCAAAGAGCCAACCGATATCGACACGTTCATCAACGGGTACATCGAGTTTGGTTACAAGCCAAGTGCATGGGCATGTGGAGAGAATCCAAGTGGCAAAAAATACGGAATCGAAACAGCGTTAACTCAACGAATTATCGATGAAGTTTTGGGTAGGGAGGACTGATGGATAGTTACGATTTTGAAGAGCAGTTGATTGGCTCAATGATTATCAAAGGCGACCACGTTGATTGTCTTGAAATCGCTGGGAAGCTGCCTGTTGAGGCGTTTGCGAACTTCCACTTGCAGAACATGTACCGCGTTATCGTTGCGCTGCTGAACAAGTGCGAACCGATTGACCCGTTTACGGTTCAGGAGGGGGTGGCTGGTGAAACTCGGGATCTGGTTTTGTCGGTATCTGCCCGCTGCAAGTCTGCTGCAAACATCAAGGCGTGGGCTAAGCGTGTTCGCCAGTGCTGGATGTTGCGAAAGGGGGAGGCTGAGTTAACCAAGGCGGCTTCGTTGCTTCGTGAAGCTGGCACTCATGACCTAAACGAGCGGATCGCCGAAGTCAGCGGTATTTTGTCGAACCTGCAATTCGAAACCAATGACCGGCTGCCGCGCAAGATTGGTGACCTACTGCCGGACTACATGGATGTTCTGGAGAAACGCATGAAAGGCGCTGAGTCAGGCTTGTATCTCAAAACCGGTATTGAGCCGATGGATAACGAGTACGGGGGATTCGATCGCACTGACCTGATAATCATCGCTGGGCGACCGGGTATGGGTAAAACGGAACTGGCGATCAACATCGGCAACTCAATTGGTCACCAGAAAGGACGCGGCCTAATGATTTCCATGGAGATGTCAGAGATGCAGGTCGTCGAACGCCACGTTGCCGATCGGTCTGGTCTAGCTATCGGCGCACTGCGTAACCCTCTGGATATGATCCCCGAGCAGTTCACTCGACTAACAGCCGCTACCGGCATGCTTCAGGGCGAAGAGAACTATGTGCTTGATGAGGCGATGAGCGTTGACGAAATAATCTCCCACGCCGAACGGTTGAACATGGACGGCGGCCTAAGTTTTATTTCTATCGACTACCTAGGTCTGATGAAAAAGCCAAAGGCAGAGCGTAACGACATAGCGATCGGAGAGATTACTCGGAAGCTTAAGCAGTTCAGTCTACGCAGCAAAGTCCCAGTTATCTTGCTATCACAGCTTAATCGCGGTGTTGAGACTCGACCAGATAAGCGCCCAACGCTGGCAGACCTGAAGGACTCAGGGGCGATCGAGCAGGATGCAGACGTAATTATCTTCCCGTATCGCGATGAGGTTTATCACGACAACAGCAATATGAAGGGGATCGCCGAAATCATCGTTGGGAAATATCGTTCTGGCCAGCCAAAGACGTTTTACATGGGATGGAAGAATGGGCACTTCGTCAACATTGAACAGGATGAGGCCGCGCGCCGGTACGCTGCCAATCAGAATGACAACAAGCAAGCATCAGAATGGAGATAGTCATGACAAGTCGTGAACAGTTTGAAGCATGGTGGAATGCTGATGAGCAAGAGGAACTGAGAAAAAGCTGCGCTATGGGATGGGGATTAAAAATTTGGCAAGCAAGCCGCGAGGCGGTGGAAGTGGAGTTGCCAGAAGAAATGAAAGCTAGAGAGGCGCTTGATAAAGGATTCATGTGTGATTACGCAGCAGGCGTTACCGACACAGTTGTTCAGATGAGGGAAAACCTCCGCGCCGCTGGCATCAAGGTTAAGGGGGAGTGATGAATAAGCAGGCCTATTTCCTGATAGACCGACACCGACAGAAAAACGCAATCCAGTTCATCCAGTCACTCCCAGTCAATCCAGATTCACCCCTCGTAGTAACCATCCAAGAGCGAACCAGAACCCTAGACCAGAATGCGCGTCTATGGGCAATGCTTAACGATATTAGCAAGCAAGTCGTTTGGCATGGTTTAACGCTCAGCAGTGAAGACTGGAAGCACATATTCACCGCATCACTCAAAGGCCAACGGTCGGCACCGGGTATTGAGGGCGGCTTTGTTGTGCTTGGGCAATCAACTAGTCGAATGACTGTAGGTGAAATGCGTGACCTGATAGAGCTGATACAGGCATTTGGTGCGGAGCATAACGTTAAGTTCGGTGATGATGCCATAGCCGCGATGCGCTGGGCTCAACAACACAACAGGAGTTCAGCAGCATGAAGCGACAGCGAAGTCCGACACAAATAACGATAGACAATTTAATCTTCAACAAATCCACTCCACGCAGTAAACCCCAACCCATATCAACAGTAACTTTCAACTACAGCGCCCACTTGCATGATGTGCGTTGGCTGAGAGTGCGAGCGAGGAATAGACATGGCTAACCTTCGTAAAGAAGCTCAAGGCCGAGAATGTCAAGTGAGGTTGCCCGGCATATGCAACGGCAATAGCGAGACGGTAGTGCTTGCTCATTATCGAATGGCTGGATTGTGCGGCGTAGGGATGAAGCCTAACGACCTATTCGGCGCTTGGGCATGCTCTGCATGTCACGATGAAATAGACCGCAGGACAAGGCGTACAGACGCTGGTGAAGCTCACATGGCACACCTTGAGGGAGTAATACGAACTCAGGCCGCGCTGATTGCAGAGGGAAAGCTAAAACTATGAGGGAATACCGGCTAACGCTGCCGTACCCGCCTAGCCTAAACACATATTGGCGACACGCAAGGCAACGGCACTACATCAGCGAGAAAGGCACAAAATACCGACAAAACATTATCACCATCATCCAGCAACAAAACCTCGATATTCACACCATCTCAAGACTCAAATTCTCAATCACTGCCCACGTACCAGACAAACGCCGCCGAGACTTAGACAACCTGCAAAAAGCCGTCTTTGATTCGCTTGTGCATGCTGGATTCATGGAAGACGACGAGCAGATTGATGATTTCAGAGTACGGCGTGGTGAGTTAGTGAAGGGCGGAAAGTTGGAAGTGGTCATCACTGAACTGGAGGGGATATGAATGCCGAAATCCGAACCATACCCGACATGCTAGTTGATACATACGGAAATCAGAGCGAGCTAGCACGACGTCTGCACATCAACAGAGAAACCATATCCAAATACCTCAACGACAAAGAGGCTAAGCAGCACGCCATAGTGAACGGTGTATTCATGACAGCTCGCGGGGATAGCGGGAAAAATAGGTGGGGTAAGCGATGAGACTTGAATCAATACCGAAGTTGTTTGCAGCTAAATCATCAACGATTAGCGACTCTCCACGGGCAACGGCAACCGATTCACTAACAGGCACTGACCTTATGGCCGCGATAGGGTTGGCAGACCTTAAAAGCGGATTCGGGTTAGACCTGTTTTTAGCGAAGATGGGGATCAGTAGTCCCGACCGTGCCGTGGAAAGTCTTGTTAAATATGCCCTCACTCAGACCAGTAAGTACAAGGCTATCGAACAACTTGATGACGATATTAAACAAGCAGTAGTGCAATTGCTCGCAAACTTTGCATATCAGGACTACGCCAGAAGCGCGGCCAGCACCCGAGAGTGCGATTGCTGCCACGGTGAAGGATTTATAGATGCGGAGGTATTCACGACGAAAACGCATACGCCGTGGGTAGCCAAAGACATTGTTAAAACGACACTGGAATGGGGGTTCAAAATAACTCCATCTGACTATGAGGTGCGCCGAGAGCTAAGGGAAGTGGTTCGCGTTCTCTGTCCATCATGCAAGGGTAAGAAGGTGCTAAGCAATGCTTGTCGTTGTAACGGGCGCGGCGAGGTGCTTGATAAGGATGAGACTGAGCAGCAAGGGGTGCCAGTATATAAAGACTGCTGCAAATGTTCAGGGCGTGGATATTCAAAGCTGCCCGCAGAGGATGTTAGGAGAGCACTAATAGGCTTTGATATTGAAATCAGTCAACCATCATGGTCTCGTAATTTCAAGCCATTCTACGAGCACCTGATTACCAAATGCCATACAGAGGAGTCTTACGCAGACTCTATGCTATCAAAGGTGACTTTGTGAGTAATAATTTTCATTTAAATTTATATTTATAGAAAATCTTCCTTGAAAAGGTGAATAAAATGGACTAACCTTGGCTCTAACGGTGGTTTAATCCATTCGTTGAAGTGAAAGGCTGGCTTAATCGCTGGCCTTTTTAGTTTTCAGCACATCACTCAGCGAAGAAGGGTAAACCGGAGCGTTTGGTGTGCTGCACAACTGCATGAGTATTGAAGGAACCTGAATCCGCCTTCTTCGCAGGTCTGGCGCTGAGCAGTGCTCATGACAGTTGTGGTAGATGGTTAAAATCCATCCGGGCTTTCACCCCGTTGTCATATTGGTCAGATGCAGGTTCAATTCCAGCCCACAACGTCAATTTCAAGCCTCGCCATTGTGCGGGGCTTTCTTGCATTTAGCGTCATCCAAAACCAACCAACCGCACTCACACATCCTCTAGATTGGCATGGATACGGGTGACGCTATTCCCTACACACAATAAAGCGCCGTTCCCTATCGGGGAGGTGGATATGCGTATGCCAAACAAAGATCCGAGCTCATACGGTTTAGTCGTATGGGTTCTTATTGCTGCTATGTCCATTTATGGCGGCTTCGTTAAATACATCATCGATACAAAAACAAATAAGACGGCGTGGAGCTGGGTAGCTGCATTTGCTCAAGTTGCCGTATCTGGCTTTGCTGGATTGATTGGTGGACTGATCAGCATTGAGTCTGGGCTAAGTATTTATTACGTCCTAGTCGTCGCTGGAATGTCAGGGACGATGGGTAGCGTAGCGCTCAGTTTCTTCTGGGAGCGAATTACGGGGATGAAAAATGCAAATTAGTGATTTTCAGCAGTCCGCTGGCATCAGTGCTGATTTAGCGTCTCGATGGTTTCCGCACATCGATGCAGCAATGAAAGAATTTGGTATTACGGCGGCAACCGATCAGGCGATGTTTATTGCTCAAACGGCGCATGAGTCTGGCGGTTTCCGGCAGGTTGTTGAGTCACTGAATTACACACCAGGAGCGCTGGTGGCTGTATTTGGTAAGCGTATTACTCAACAGCAAGCCAATGCTCTCGGACGAACGACAGCGCATTCTGCTCGACAAGATGCGATCGCCAATTTGGTTTATGCCAACCGCTTAGGTAATAAAGCCTCCGGCGATGGTTGGAAGTATCGAGGCCGTGGCCTTATCCAAATTACTGGACTTGATAACTATCGCGCATGCGGCGCTGCGCTAAAGCTTGATTTAGTGACCAAGCCTGAACTCTTGGAACTCGACCAACAAGCTGCGCGTTCGGCGGCGTGGTTCTACACCTCAAAAGGCTGTATGGCCTACGGTGCTGATGTTTACCGAGTGACGCAGATTATTAATGGCGGCTTGAACGGTATCGATGATCGCAAGGTTCGCTACAACAAAGCGCGGGCGGCGCTGTTGGTATGAGTATTAATCGGCGAATGATAGCAATGGTGTTGCTGCTTGCGAATTTGTCCTTATGGGTGGGCCATTACACTGGCTACCGTAATGCTGATAAATCTTGGCAATTGAGATGGGCGCAGCGTGATAAAGAAGATTCTGATGCTCTAGCCCAGCGACAGGCAGACGAACGAGCAGAAGAGCAACGCAGGCAACAGGCAGCAAATCAGGCGGTTAAAGATGCAGAGAAAGACAACGAACAGCTTAAAGCTGATGCTGTTAATGCTAAGCGTTCTGCTAACAGGTTGCGGAAACAGCTCGCACAGCTCAGGCAACAATTCGCAGATAGTGAAACCGGCAAGCTTTCCAGTACTGCCAGCGCAAGCGCGTCAAAGTCCCAAGCCATCATATTGCTTACCGAGTTGCTCAGCGAATCTAACGAAGCAGCAGGAGAGTATGCAAAAGAGGCTGACCGTGCTTATAGCGCCGGACAAACCTGTGAACGCATCTATAACGAAGTGACTCAGCAATAGGCATATCGCAGGTATTCGATGAGTACCTGCGATAATGTCTAATAATTATATTTACAACAATTTGGTAAAGTTAGATGAGGGATCGAGCTCCTTTGCCTGTCGTGACATTCTTATAATTACCCCTGAGAGAGCGGCAATAAATTTTTCTCGGTTGGTACTTTCTGTGTTGTTGAGGAAAACCTCTTTTCCATCGACCCACATACCAAAATGGTCGTTATTTACGAGTTCTTTCTGGCCACCATTACTGATAAGGTCGGTCATAATCTGAATTTCTTTGTCAGTAATTTCAGCGTCATAAATTTGATGGGAGCGCACATTTCTAATCTTATTAATTGCCTTAAGCTCTTTATAAGAAAATTCACTTAATCCAAAATTAGATGCCAGTTTTAGCTTTGCGGCATATGACATTGAAACGCTTTCGCCAAACCCATCAAAAAAATGGATATTATTAGAGGCAGCGCAACACCACGCTTCCAGCATTTTTTCAGTTAAAAGATGAGCCCGAAGAACTACCCCGATATCATCTTCACTGTTAAGCAGGGAAGCAAGGTGACTCCATGTTTTTTCATTCAATGCGAATTCATTTTCAAAAATTTTAAAATTCATAAACAATCCTTTTAAGTATGTTGGTACTTTATGCTTCATTGTCCGATGAGAGCATAAACATTATACAGGGCTATAGGCCATGCAAAGAACAGTCGAGTTAAGTTATGGTACGCTTTCTGTTATGGATGCAGACGGAATACCCATGATTAAGATTGGAGATACTACTGGTTCCAGTAACCTTACGCAGGCATCGGTTGATGAGGCTTCTGATTTAGAGTCATGCAATTTACCGTTCGGATGGGATGATTTATCCGGTAATGAGCGCTGGATTAGCCATTTGAATGATGAGTTGCGCAACTTATGGCCACAGTTTACGCAAGAACAAAAGATGGCAATTGCGCAATCAATCGAAGAAATAAGTGATGACCTATTCAATTTAGTTATTGAGTCATCCGAATAGATAGTCTGTGAGGTGATCCCGTGTCTGAATTAGTTAATGCACTTCTTCCATTCTTTTCAATAGGTTTCTCGTGCTTCGGCCTAGGCTACATTATTGGTTATGTCCGTGGAAGAGACTAAAGCCACCGCCGCCACCGGCGAGCCTGATGCAATCGGCCCCAGATATGATGCAGAGTTTGAACGCAATTATCTCAGTCTCGTCGAACGAATCAGACAATCCGAAACAATGATTAACGGGTTGCAGAGTTATATCCGCACTCAGTGCCAATAGAGGTGATACATGGCTGTATTCGATAGTAAGAATATTGATCGGCAATATGCAGAGATTATGAAAAGCATTGCTGAAAGTGAGGCGATTAAAAAGGCCATTAAAGAAAACCGGCCTCTCCCTCAATAAAAATCACACCCAATAGAGCCTCACTTCGGTGGGGCTTTTTTATATGCATTTCACCGCGCTTTCACCGCGCATCGTAAACCCCGAAACCATTCACAAAAGCGACCTCTGAGAACTCCATCGAAGCATGGTGCGATCGGGTATGGGCGTTCTGGTGAACAGAGGTTTCTTTTTTGAAGGTATTCGCCATGCAATATCCAAGCATTGTTATTGAAAACGTCCCTGTTAGAAGTAATGAAAACGGAACTTATAACCTGAACGACATGCACAAAGCAGCAGTATCAGGCGGCCTAGCTAAGAAGTGGCAGGTTCCAAGTCAGTTTCTTGGTGCTGATGGCGTTCAGGCATTTATTGATGAGGTTTCCAAAGTGCTAAAAGACACTTTGGAACAAAATCAGATACTTGATGTGGTTCACGGTGGCGCATATAGAGGTACTTGGGCGCACGAATTGATTGCCCTAAAGTACGCAGCTTGGTTGTCTGCCTCTTTCGAGGTGAAGGTATATCAAACATTCAGAAGCGTGATATTAGGGCAGGTTAGTAAGTTTGCTCAGGCAAACCTGCTAGAGCTTAAATATCAGTCTAAAAAGCGTCGCGTGAGTACTGCCGCCAGAATAATGAATAAATGGGGTGTTGGTGGTGAGAAAAACCTATTGGAGTCTCAGCGTAAATTACTAGCAGAAGAGATTCAGGTTACGATCCCCGGCCTGACGGAGGGGAGGCCATGATGAATGATGAAACCTCATGTGATTTCTTCTGCTCTCGCGTGGCAGAGGCTTATTTACTTCATCTAATGGCGTTATGGCGTCGTCCAATATACCGATATGAAACTGGGGATATTGAAGTAAACCACTCATTCTTATGGGGTCTACTCGATGGGTATCCAAAAGACCGAATGGCAATTGGCTATAGAGCAAAGTTTTACTCAAAGCTTCTGAAGAAATTTGACCCCACTCCAGCCAAAGGCGCAGTGATATGCGGCGGTAAAGTTCCAGAGCTAAGTAAGCGCGGAATAAAGTATATGAACGCCCTAGTTCATGGATTTGGCGACATGCTAGAAGACATTGGCGACAGGGATGAATATGGGCTGCTAACGATACCCAAAGGTGAATTCAATGACCAAATCTGAATACAACCGTATTGATTACATAGAAGAGGTCATGGGAAACGCATTTGAGCTTCTCGACACGGGAAGAGTAGCAGCGGCTAAGGAAATTATTCGCGCAGTAAATCTTCAATTACGAGTACTGAAGCGCACAGGCGAAAAGCGATACGGTAATCCAAGTAAAGCGGAAGATTGAAGTCAGTTAGCACCTCTGCGAAGCGGGGCGAGTCTGGCGAACCAAATCAAATTGCGTAGGGTTGTCGCAGCATCTCTGTATTAGCCACAATCAGTTCCTCTCCTAGCCGCAAGCGTACAGAGACATCAATAACGACCAATGCCGAGCGATTACCACTCGCTCTCATGGCGGTTACATGAACCGTGGCAGAAGAATCATGGAGCAATACAGTGTGTTTTCACTGAGAGCACACGATATTGCAGCATAAGTTCACATAGCGCCCGAGGGCGGATACTCACAAATCAGAGGAATGTTCGCTCATGGCTGATAAGTACAACGTCAAAGCAACAAAGAAAGACGGAACCACATACGAAGGCGTCATGACAACCAAGGAGCCAAGATTGGTTAACGGTCTGTTTGCTATTGCAGAACATGACGGATCATGGACATACATTCAGCCGGATGAGTTGAGTGAAATCACATTCAAGCCGGTAGTGGAAGAAACTCAGGAGTAAACATGGCCCTCACCAAAGAAGAAAAGATGCAGCGCCTTGCGATACTAGGGATGATTTCTGAGCTTGAAGAGAAAGAGCGCGAAGAGATTTTAGGGCTGAGAGATAAACTATCCAGCCTGCTCAAAGAGGCCAGCAAAAAAGAATTTGCCGTTGCAGCTTTAGCATTAATGGCCTGCGACATT